CTCTTCGTTGCCTGGGAAAAATAGCATAGTTCCTGGCTTAGGTTTTAACTGTACGTCAAGATTTGGGAAAAATAATTCTCCATCTACGTATTCATCATTAATGTATATAATTGTGGCATATCTAATAGATGGATCAGTGTGTTGATCAGTATGGGACTTTAGTTCTACGCCAGTCTGCATTCTTTGAATTGTTGCAAGACCACTTAAGTGAAGTTCTGGGTCTGAACTAACCACCATAGAATTTAAACTTGTATACATAGGAATATACATTTCGTGATCGGATATATTAAAGTTTTTATCTTTCCAGTTTTGAGTAATTTCAAATTTTCCTTCTGCAACAAGATTATCAACATCATCTCTGCCAAATTTTTCCATACAGAAAGTTTTTAAGTTTGAAAGGTATTCGACTTCCCAGTCTTCTTGAGAAGTGCTATCTATAATATTATTTAATGTATCTAATTGCTCTTTTGATAAAAAATTTTCAACGGAGATTAATTCTGGAGTAATCTCTTCAAAAGAATAGCCATTATCTATTAACTGTTGCTTAAATGGCTCAATCATTTTTACTATCCTCTATCTTATATCTATTTCCTTCTGCATCTAACTTCCATCCTTGCTTTAGAAGTTCTTGCCATTCTGCTCTTTCAATCTCTTGCTTTGCTCTGGTTTCTTTCATTTCTGCTGCCCAGGCATCTCTTAATTCTTGTGGATATGCGTCTTCTTCTCTATCATCCCAGAAAGAGCCTATTGTATATCTTACTCCATTTTCTATTAATGACACTTCGTGCATATTATTAAATCCCCCGTCAAAGACGGCAAGCATTCCAACTTGTGGTTTAATTTCTATATTTTGATCTGGGAACTTTAACAGTCCTCCTTCAAAGTTATCATTTAGATAAAGGAATCCAGCATATCTACTTCTTGTAAATGCTCCAGAATTTCCTTCAGCATCTGTATTGTCAGAGTGAACTCTTGCGTATGCCCCTGGCTCCCACTTCTGTGTATGGTACCCAATCTTACAAATTGTTTTTGGATCAAGATCGTGAACTGATGCAATTGCCTCTGGCATTATTTTTTCAATATCTGAAAATATAGTGGGAGACAAACCAGCGTCAATTACCTCTTGGTCATTGTCTTGTGGCAATACTGAGGAGTATGACTCATAAAATGAAATAGGCATCCAAGAAAGAGCACCATTATCTGCTTGAGCATCTAAGGCTTGAATCATCTTAGCAGAAGTTTCTGCATCTAAAAAGTTTTCATATACAACAATATCTTTTGTAATTCTTTTTTTATTATTTAGATTCATTTTATTCTTACTCCATTTTCTATTATATGTCTTTGAGGGTGTTCTTCCCTAAATTTTTCATGCAACTCTGGTTGCATTTGTGCCCAAACTTCTTTTCCAAACTCTTTTTCTTTTGCATACCATTCATCTGTTCCTCTTTGATACTTTTGCCAGTACATTCTTGCCAAAAATTTATTTGCATTATATGATGGCATAACTGCGTGTAGGTAAGGCATACCATCTTCTGTAAGATAGTCTGGATGTCCTGATGGGAAAACCAAAAGATCCCCTGCTTCTGGCTTGTACTTTACAAGTTTATCCCCCATTGCAAAATCAATTTCTCCGCCTTCATAATCATCATTAAAATATATTGTGCAAGTTATTACAAATTTATATCCTGGAGTAGACCATAATTCTCTTTGGTAATCTGAATGATAGTTCATTCCAACCTTTTTATTTTCATCACTTACATGATACTTTGCTATTGAGCCACCTGCCCATCTCCAAGTTTGTATGGCATTCCCATCTTCATCTATAGAGGTTTCATTTAAGTCTAAGTCAATTCCGTATCTTTTAATGTAGTCTTCTGTGACCAAATAAAAATTTTCCATCACTTCTATGCCAAAGTTTTTTTGATCTTCTTGAACTTGTGTTGTTGTTTTTATATTTTTTAAATTTCCATACTTATCTGACATAGAAAACCCAGGAATTATTGGATTTAAATAATCACCAAATATTGACCATTGTGTCCAAGGACTAAAAATTCTGTCCTCTGTTTCTGCTAAAGAGTCTGTTAAAACCTTGTATGACTTTGAAATATCTTTAAACATATTCTTATATACAAGAATATTAGGATATATCTCTATTGCTTCAAGGTTTGTATTAGTCATTTTATGGCTTTCTATCTCCAGTATGATTTGTAATTTCCCAAAAAAATGGGCAAGTAAATCTTAAACCACTTTTAATCTCAGTCACTCCGTGAATATAGTTTTTATCTCCTGGGAAAAAATAAGCAGCACCTCTTTTAGGTTTAAACTGTACACCTTGCAAAGGAAAATACAACTCTCCACCCTCATAATCGTCATTTAGATAAAACAAACTTGAAAGATCATAGTTAGGAAAGTCATTTGGAAGTCCAGCATCTGGACCATCGTGAAGTTCTTTATCTGCGTGTGGTCTTTGAAATTGCCCTGGAAGCCACTTAACAATAGTTGTTCCAGTTGGGACAACTTCTACTTTATAAAACTCTTCGATAATTGGTTTTAGTCTTTGAAATAGTCCAGCAATTATTGGAGATATTGATGGATCATTTTTGTCCAATGTTGGTTGGGTTGCAACTCTGTCTTTCCAGTAATCTGAATCGTATACAACTGTACCATTTTCATTTACGTGGCTTTGTGTTACGTCCCAGATAGTTAAAGACTTTGCTGCCTTTTCTAAAAAGTCCATTTCTTCTTGAGTCATAAAGTTTTCTAACTCAACTATCATATCTTTGCTGTCTCCAAACCATCCAGACGGAGTTAGGGATGGCTTTCTTATTACAACATTTTCGTTATTGTTCATAATTACATTATACCATTCTCTTTATTTTTTGTATTATCTACTACAGATAACTTTAAAACTCTAACTTCGTGCTCACCCAGAGTTTCTGCTTTTTCGTTTACAGCATCTCTGTACCAGTCTGTCCATTTTCCAGCAGAGTTTATTACTTGTGATGCATCTCCATAAGATATGTTTGCATCTACTCTTTTGTTATCTTCATCTTTATAATCAACAATTTCTATCAAAGTGTTGTTTAAACTTGTAAGAGAAATAGGAATTATTGTTGCAAGTGGAGTTCCTGCTTTAATAACCACATTTTTATTAGGTGATTTTGCTTTTATTGCTAATGGCAAAGGGTTGTCATAAAAAGATGTGCTAATCAAGTTAGACATTGTTTCAAAATCATTACTGAAATAATTTACTGGGTTAATAGTAAATATACTTACATCTTTGTCTGTTTTAAATATTAGTCCAGTATTAAGACTTATAGATGATTGACCTCTTCCTCCATAAGATCCTTCTGGTGCTTTAATTATTTTAATATGATCTGGAGTTTGGTCATTTATACCGTCCCAAAAAAAGTTAATGTCTTCTTTACAAGACAGACTGTACCCAATAACATTTGCCTGTGTTACTGGGAAACATCTGTATGCATGGTTTTCAGAAGTTTGATCCATCCACTCTCTTTTTATAGACATAGGAGATATCTCAAAAAGACATCCTGGGGTTTTTTCAACTAATATTTTAAACACTATTCATTGTCCCACTTAGAGTCATACATGTCTGGTGTATGAAACTTTTTGCTATAGTCCAGCATTGTAACAATAGAATACTTTGTACCAGAGTGAACTGGCATTGCTTGATGAGGATACATAAAGTTAGAAGGAAAAATATAAAGATCTCCAGCCTGTGGCTTTATATTTAATTCTTGCAATCTAAAATATAACTCTCCACCCTCATAGTCATCATTTACATATGCAACAAGAGATACTGTGCAGTTATAAGAGTATCCGTGATCGTGATGTTCTTTAAAGTGCTGCCCTGGACCGTACTTAATAAAATTAAATGCTTCCCAATACTTTAATGGCATAATGTTAAAATCTTTTCTATAGTCTTCAACTGCTGCAAACTGAGCATCATAGACATCTTGCCAAAGATCTTGTAACTTTAAAGATTCTTCACTGGTGTCTTGTTCTATATCTGTTTTTTTAAATTTAAAATCTACGCAGTCTCGATAATCTGGAATAAGTTGTTGATATCCAACATATGCTGGCATCCAGTGATATCTATTACCTTCTGAAGATAACTCTCCATATCCAGCAACTGATCCAATAGTGCTTTCAAGTCTATTTATTACATCTAACTCTTTTTTTATTACTCCTCGATAACAGATGATCCCGTTGCCTAAGTCAATTTTTTCTGTCCATGTTTGCATTTATTTCTCCTATTTGTATTCTCGTCTTGACCAAACTTTATTTTTATATACCCCGCCGTCTGGCTGACGGTAAAACTGCATGTTATTAACCATTTTATCATATATTGTAGACTGGTCTAAAATATCTATATCATGCTCCCAGTTTTCTCTTTTGAAAGGGAAAACTTGCATATATGGCGTTCCTGCTGGAATAGTTCCTTCCCATCCATCCACAATAAAAAATGGAAAAGTTCCAAGAAGGTGAACTTTATCTGAATCAACAACTCCAGTTGTATTTAAAAATGGAAGATC